CAGCTGGGCTTCAACAATGCCCCTGGCAGTCTCTGGGGTCAGCCCTGCTGCGCGTGCTCTGGCATACAGCGCTGAATAGTCGGTGCGCTCTGCACGCATCTGCTGCACCTGAGCTGCAGCCGTGGCAGCATCAATGCTGGCTGCTTCTTCTGCACGTCTTAGCTGCTGGGCTTGCTGCTTTTGCTTGTCTTGCCGTTCCTTTTCTGCTGCACGCATCTTGCGCTGGGCTTCAGCCTGGGTGGGGTCACTCAGGTTGCGCTGCTCATATTCCTTGAAGGCAAGCGCATAAGCCAGCGCATCTGTCAGCTCATCACCTTTCAGTGCCTTGCCCAGTTGCTTGCTCAGGGTGTCCACATTGTAAGGGTCACCAGTGCGGTCAAACTGCAGCACCAGGGTTTCAGCCATGCGCTGGGCTCTGTTGACAGGCTCAAGCTTTTGCCCGTCTTCAATCACACTGGTCAGCATGTCATCTGCCTTGACCAGTGGGTCATAGTATGGGGTGTTCTGATAGCGGACAAAGCGCCCACCATTGCGCTCAAAGTCATAGCCCCTAGCTGTCAGTTCCCTGCGCAGCAGTTCCTGAGCAGGGTCAACGTATCGTGCGCCAGGTGCAGCAGCGCGCTGGGCTTCAAGGGCTGCACGCTGCTGAATGGCTTCAAGCACTTCCTGTTCATAGTCAGCGCGCTGATCGTTACGATATGCCTGATTTTGCCGTGCTTCTTCATAGATGGTGCGCGCATACTCGTCTTCAATCTGGGCAGGGTCACCAGTGGCGCGCACCACTGCCAGTGCTGCTTCAAGCGCATCATCAGCCGTGGCAAAGTCGCTGGCTTCAAGGGCAATGGCGCGCTCTTCAAGCTGAGCCTTGCGCGCTGCATCTTCTTCACCAGCTGCGCGCTGCTTCAATGCGCTGGCAGTCAGTGTGCGTGCAGTGACGATATCCTGACCAGCATAGCCACCGCGAATACCTGCAGGGCTGGCATTGAAGAAGGCTTCAAGACTGGTGCCCAGCTGCTGCCTGCGCTGGGCTTCTGCTTCAGTCTCTCTGACACCAGGTGCCCTGCCACGTGCTCTGCCTTGCAAGGTGACCAGTTCCTGCAGGTCACCAGATGACAGCAGCCCGGTGTTCTGGGCAAGTGCCACCACGCTTGCAGCGCGCTCAGGGGTAGCACCCACCAGCGCTTCACTGGCAAGCTGGCGCACCAGTGCAGGGTTGTTCAGACTGGCTGCCTGCCTGATGCCTGCTGACACCTGGGCTGGCACCCTTGCTGCTGCTGCACCGGCTGCAGCCTGCTGGGTTGCGCGCTTCCTGGCTGTGTCTTCCAGGCTGTATGACTCTTTAATCAGCGCAGCCAGCTGGGTGGTGTCAGTGGGTGGGGTTCTGAAAGTCTGCTGCAGCCCCAGCAGGGTCTGACGCTCTGCAGCAATCAGCGAGTCAAGATAGTTCAGCCGGTCTTGCTCATTCTGAATGGTCTGGGCAATGTCCTGATATCGCTGGGCAGCAGCAATGGTGCGTGCATACCGCTCAATATAGGCCGGTCTTTTGCCTGCATAATTTGTGGTTGGCATTGTCAGATCCCCTGCATCAAGGTGAAGCCCTGGGTGGCTGCTTCTTCTTCCAGCTGGTCAAGCAATGCGCTGGTGTCTTGAACACCTGCCTGCGCTTCAGCCAGTTGCACTTGCTGCACCCCTGATGCGTAGCCACCAGCGACTTCACCAGCACCACCAAACGCACCGCTGACAGTGGCCCAGATGGCTTTCTGTCTTGCTGCTTCAGCCTGCTGTTCTTGCAAGCGCAGTGCAGCAGCGCGTTCTTGACCTGATGTTCGTGCTGCTTCTAAGACTTCCGTCTGCTGTTGCCTGAGTGTGCGCGCTGCTTCTGCTTCAGCCACTTCCTGTAAGAAGACTTCTCTGCCAGAGACACCACCAGACAAGCCACGTGCAGCAGCCTGCTGCAGCCCTGATGCTTCAAGCTGGCGCTGAGCACCAGCCTGTTGCTGTAGGAAGCGCTCTTCCAGGGCACCACGTGTCTGATCTGTCAGCCCTTCTGTGCGCTCAAGTGCAGCCAGCTCTGCTTGCTGGTCTTCAGTCAGCTGCATTGCTTTGGCTGCCTTGATGGAACCGATACCGCTAGCAATGCCAGCGCCTGACTTCAGCGCAGCTGCAATGATTGTTGCCCATGGTGCTGCCATGTCATCCCCTCACAGGTAATATACTTCGATTGCCACACCCCAGTTGACCACTGCAACCCGGTCAATCTGACTGTGATAAATCAGCCCATATGTGTTGGTGCCAACGTTCGGCCGGAAGTCAAGCAAGGTGCCATCACGGCTGGCATAGCCCCCAGTGTAAGGCATGCTTTTAACTGCCCCGATAGGATAAGTGCCGTTCCATGCATCTTGCAGGTTTTGTGCTTCCTGCAGTGAAGCCAAACTGCTTGCCACCAGGTCAAGCTTGCCCAGGTGTGGGCCGATCCATACCAGCCGGTCTTCTTCAGTGCTGACCTGACCACCACCGCTGGTGTAATCAGGCCCCACTTCTGCTTCGTACCAGTAGTGATACAGAATGATGCTGTTGGGCTGCCTGACTTCAATGTCAAAGCTGGTATTGCTCAAGCGCTCAAAGATGCTGGTGGCATCACGCCCACCACCAGTGGTGTACTTGGTTGCAAAGGTCAGCCGGATATTGACACCACCAGCCCACTGACCACCATGGTGACCACTGACACCATGCTGAACACCTGTATAGGGCTCATAATATGGGGGCTGAATGTGGCGCGTCTGTATCCACTGGGTGTTCTCCACATCACCAGTGGCTATGCCGTTGTGCAGGTAAACGCGCAGGGCATCACTGTTGCCTTCCAGCGCTGCACTGGTCAGAACGGTGCCATCTGTGAAGGTGTTGGGTGGTGTGTAGCTCATCAGCCTATCCGCTGTATGAAGGCATTCATTTTGCCGCCATTGTAAGACAAGCGAGCATCACCAGCCCAGCTGGTGTCATGCACCAGGGCATTGCTGCTGGTGCCTGCATTGTAGTAAGGATGCAGCACCCCAGTGAAGACAAGGCGCAATCCAAAGATAGTCTGACTGCCTGACGTTTTAGGGTAATACCAAGCACCAGAGATACCGCGCCATCCCACTGCAATCTGAACAGGGGTGCTGTTGACTATGCCTGCATCTGGTATGGCACGATCAATGTAGGCAGGCACAACGCTGGTGGCAGTGGTGTCACTCAGGGGGCTGCCATAGATGCTGCCAGTCAGGTTGGTATCAAAGCTTCCCTGCTGGGGCACATTGACAAAGTTTGTTAGCGCATTGCTGGTGATATCCCACTGAAGCCAGAACCCCCAGCAGCTGCCATTGGTGCCCACTGCTGTGCTGCCACCACCACCACTGCTGATGAGATTGTAGTCATAGCCAGACCATGGGCGGCTCCCTATCCAGTGCGGGTATACCGATAGATCCCAGTAAACGCGCAGCACTTCATTGGCTGCCACGGCTTGCCCCAGAATGCCAAAGCTCATGACAGTGGGGGTGACACCATCACCCACCACGTATGGCGCTGCTGGTGGTGTGGTGGCTGTGCCTGACACCGTGACACTGCTGGTGTGCTTGTAATCGTTCTTACCAATGGTGATGCTGTTTTGATATTTGCCAATGAAGCCAAACGTGCTGGCACCAGGTCTGTCAAACTGGGGCAGGTCATATGCAGCATTGCGATGATTGAATGCGTTTAAGTCTGTTTGATTGTAGTCACTGAAGCGCGTGTTGAGATCAGTGGCGTCAATGGACTCACCATCTTGCACTGCTGGTCTGATAATCCTGCTCATCTGAAGCGCCCCACTGCAAGATACTTCTGACTATAAAGGTGCCCCTGCACGATGTTCTCGCCAGTGGTGACTTCAATGGCATCATCAATGCTGGGTTCAATCAGTCGCCACTGGAAGTTCACTGCCAGGTCACCAGGGGGGAAGATGCCAGTGCCAAAGATGCGCCAGTGCTCATGATAGGCAGGCCCCCTGCGCTCTGCAATGACCACACCAGCCACCAGAATGCGCAGGCGCATGTACTTTGGATTGTATGGGAAGCCAGCGTTGACACCATCAGCCAGCGCACCAAACACATAGCTGTTGCCTGACCATTCAATGAACAGGTGGCCACCTTTGAAGCCGGTCAAGGTCACACTGCCACTGGTGCCAGATTGCCAGCCACCGCTGATGGTTTGATACGTCGCTGCGCGCCAGCTGCGCGCAGTGGTCACATCAGTGTCAGTGGCTGCAGTCTGCTCACCAGTGCTGCCCCAGCGGTCGACCACCCACACACGGTGAAGCGCGTGCAGCTCAAGCCGTGCTTCATCAACAAAGTTGCTGGGCAGCTGTGACCGGTCAAGCGTGGTGATGCTGCTTTGCTGTGCGCGCATCTCATCATTGATGGCACCAGGGCTGACTGCTGCACCCTCGTCAGCTTCTCTTTGTGTCCACTTCTTCATGCGCGTGGCCCCATGGTCACAAGGATGCCCTTGCTGGTGAAGGTGTATTCATAGCCAACAATGATGATGTCTTGAATGGTTTCAATCTCAAAGCAGAACCACGCTGCTGACTGGTGGGCAACAGAGAAGCGCAGGGGCACCAGTCGCTCTGTTGTGTAGCTGCCTGAGCCCAGCACCACTTTATCAAGCTCAGGCAGTGCTTCAGCATCAGGGGGCTGCGCGCTGTATGTGCGCTCTGCCACTGGGGTCAGCTTGAAGTCTTTGAAGTGGCGCATGGTGATGGTGGGCGCACCAGTGGTGAGCACCCAGACAGTCACATAGGTCACCTGCTTCATGAGCTGGGCATCACCAGCAGACCACCATGCAGAGCGGTATACGCTGGTGGGTGCAGCATTGAAGGTCATGGTATCGCCCACAATGTCAGCGCCCAGCGCTCGCCTGCCAGACAGCACAAACAAGCCACGCTGGCTGGTGCTGTTTCCGGTTTCATTTCCGGTGTGGTGTCCGAAGATTACAGTGCCATCGTACAGCGTAGCCACTGCCCCCACTGGGAAGCCCAGCCGGGTTGACCATGGGCTCAGCGCTGCTGCCTGGGGCAGCCGGTCAACGTGCAGCACCAGCCCCAGCCCTGGACGGTCAGAGCCGTCAATAGGCAGGTATAGCTGATATTCACGCTGGGCTGCGCTGAAGCAGCTGACCGCTTTGACGTGGCAGTCAGGTGTGATGCGCTCAATGATTTTGTCTTGACTGATGGTCAGGTTGATCACATCGCTGACAGCACCACCAGTGAAGCCACCAGTGATGGCATACACACCGTCATTGCCCAGGAAGACAACACCCAGCCCAGGCACTGCTTGAATGCTGTGTGGTGCCCTGCAAGTCACACTGGTGCTGATGGTGGTGACTGTGAAGCCGCTGCTGAAAGTGCCCTGCACCACGTCAATGCTATTTTCTCTGAATATCAGCAGGTTGGTGTATGAAGCATACATGGCAGTGATGCCACCACCGACGTTGCTTAGCTCAATGTATGAGTCAGCGCTGAACTGCTCAATCAGCCCCTGCGCGCTGAAGTAGATGGTGCGCGCATCATCAATGCCACCGTCAAGGAACAGGCAGCCTGCAAACAAAGCAGAGAAGCGTGCACGTGGTGCTGGGAGTGGCCCCGTTGCCACCAGTGGCGCTGGCTGCCCCAGTGTGCGGGTTTGACTCGCATCATAGTAAGTGGTGTCAACATTGTTGCGCACCAGGTCAACCACATAAAGCGTGCTATCACCGCTATTGGGCGCATCATCGCTGAAGTTGGTGGTGCGGTATAGCTTGCGCGCAACAGTGCCAGCAGGGCCGGTGGGGATATCAAGCGTGCAGGCATATCTGAAGCCTTCATGGTCCTCTGGCAGTGACCATGTGGCTGTTGCCAGTGTGCTTGCTGGTCCTTCACTGCCAGTGTCACTGATGAAGCTGACCACCCAGCCA